ATTCTCACGCCGTTCGTGATGAATGAAACAAAAGCCGCCTCGCCATCCACGGTCCCGTCAGCAGGATTGAGGTACATAACGCATTCGTCTTGTGCCCCGCGCCGGTATGTATCTGACGGTGATTGACCATCCTCTGATGAAACAGCAATACACCACTGTTCATCTGTCGCCGTCGCCGCGCCAAATCCCATATTAGCGCCGTCAGCGGAGTATCCGCCGTTTCCCTCAGTCGGCTTACGCGCCCACGAAAACCAAGCGCCCACCGGCGTCAATCCACCCAAATCAGTTGTAGTGAGGTCCTGATTGCCTGTGGATGTATTGCATACAAATCCCGCGATTGCTACGACAACGCTCATATACTATCCGCCAACGCCCGCGCCGCGTCTGCCAGCGCATCCGCCTGCGCATCAACTGAGGTCAATTCCACGATGACCGCCGCAATAGCGTCGGCCTGTGCGACCACCGCCGCCGCCTGCGCGCGTAACTCTGCCTCAACTACCTGCAAATCCTCAATTGCCGCCATAATCCCGTCTCCTTCTAACTCAGGAATCAATCCAATCATCTCCGGCGTCATCCGCTCCGGGTTTTCCCCCGACCCTGTCCCCAAAACGAACCAGTAAAGCCGCTCGTGTCCAGCGGCCTGCAATATGTCTCGCTCGTTGGCTGTGTATGCCGGCGTTATGGTTGCACCCAACGCCGGGTCGGTTCCAATTCCTGGAACATAATTGTGCGCCAGCGTGGGCCAGTCGGGGCCGCCATCCAACGCCGCAATGCGCGCCAGCCGGTCCGATGCAGGCACAGTGTAATTCAGGCCCTTGATGCGCCGCAGCGTCCCGTCGTACATTAGCGTCACTGGGTCGCGGTAGGTGTTTTGCAACGCATTGGCATCTGTCGAGTATGTGCCGTCCAACGCCCAGCCGGGCGGCAACAAATTTTTGATATTGCGCACGAGACTATTGATAGTCGGACAACCATCCTCAAATGAGATGCCCGGCACAGCGTTGTCCATCCGGGCATAGTCGATGTGGGCATAATCCGCAAAATAATCCATCAGGTGCGCGTTGAGATGAAAGAACTCAGCTACCGCCTCGAGTACAAACGCGTGTGTCGCTGGGTCAAGCAGGTTTATCCAGTCAGGATGTTCACCGCCGTAGATGTTGGCGGCATTGGCCCACGTCGGCAACGGGACAACGCGCTTGCCCACCGTCCCGAACCATTTACTGGACCCGCCGATGGGGAAACGCGGCACAACTAGAATGTCTCTTTCGGCGCACTCGTGGCAAATAAATTCTAGCCAGTTGAGGCCGCTGTAATTATCGCTGCGCTCCTGCCACAATTCAGACCGGCCACTCGCGCCTCGGTTGCTGTGCCATGCTACGACCAGGTGAGAAGCGCGACCCGCTAATAGGTCCAGCCGGCTCGTAATGTACTCAGCATCATTAAATAGCCAATATGGATGTACCCAAATTTCGTTTTGAATCATCGGTGACGCTCTCTCCATTCAATGGTCATTGTAACGTTGCCCGTCTCTGCATCGTCATATTGGAGCGTGTTGCTCCCAGGTTGCAGACGCAGCCACTCGGCGCGAGGATCGCCGAGAACCGTCAAACCACTGTACAGATTGACGCCGTTCTCATCCTCTACCGTTTTTTCGTAGGTATCAATCTCGATTTCTAGGTTGACGCCTGTGTTTATGTTTAGCTCAATGCTTTCGCCGGTTGTGTTGTTTGCAATGACGGGGAGAAAAGCATAGTTATTTTGTTCGCTAGGAGTAAATGCTGGAGTAGGTGTATTGGAGCTATCGAGGGTTATGGCAATATCAGATGCTTCAATGTGAAATGTATCTGATTCCTCTGTGTGGACGCTCGGCGCTTGGGGCGTAAATAGTCGTAGGGCCACCCCAATGGACCCGGCCGCCAGGGTTTCATTCTGTGCCCAACTGTCCCAGGTGTCATCAGAGCTTGGTGCGCTGATGGCGTATTCCATTACCCACGTGTTGCCGTTTGTTGACGAATATATACCAGGTGCATCACCAATATAATGCCATTGTGAAATCTTTGTCGCTTTGTGTTCGCCGTTAGTAAAATTGGCCGCAGTGATACCGCAGGGATTGATTATTTGCCATTGTCCGCGATGTGGGTGTTTCGGGTATATTTTGATGCCCGTTTCTTCCCAAGGATCACCGATTTCACCGTGGTCATAAGTATAAAATTTAGGCGTGCCAACAAGCGTGCTTTGCGTCCAAGATGCAGACCGTAGACCATCATTTTCCCCAAAATCATTAAACATCCATCGAATGTTAGTTGATTCACCTAGGTTAAGAATAGGTTCTTTTTCGTCGTCAATTGTCGGCGCGGTGGCGCTGGCGTTACCATACAGATACCAGATGTCATTTTGAATCCAGTAAACATCATCATCCACGCTGTGCGCCGCCATCGAGGTTCCTTTTTGCGCTCGCGTGACGTTGTTTAGCGTTTTATCTACATCTGATTTGCTCGTGTAGGTAAACGCCTCAGAATCAATGACCACCGTGCCCACGCTCGGCAGGTCAGTCAGAACCTCATTCAATTCGATAGTATCCACTGTTCCGCTACTAGCGATAGCCGTTTTCAACGTCATCGCTATATCTGCGTCAAAATCTAGATTGACCCAAACATACGTGGCGATTGTATCAAAATTGTGGATGTCAGACCCGAACCAGCGATTTACCTCCACCCCATCGACCTCAACGCGAAAATCATCGCCGTTATATTGCGCTTTCCCCGCTGTCACTAGCGCGGCGGTGTCCAGCCCGCCGTCACTCAATTCCACCGGATAGCCCGTCGCTCCCTCATCGGCGCGCCAGCGAAACGGGACCCACTGCTTGTAGGCGTAGCCGCTGGCGGTGCTGCTGGTCGCTTCCAGCGTGAGAATCGGATAGGCATCGGCGGTGCCGTCGTTCGTCACCACCTTCGTCTGGCCTGTGGCGGTTATGGACCAGGAATCGCTTGACAAACTGGATGAGCGCCATTTTAGATCACCGCTGATTTGCAATGAGATAAGATAGCTCAATTCGCTACCCAGGTCGGGCCACGGCGCGACGCGCTTCGGTAGACATTCAATGTATCGTTGATTGCTGCTACCGTCGCTGTCTGTGACAACCAGTTGGACTGGAGTAGTTACATCTAGCCAGCCCATCAACTGATTATATAGCGTTTCCCAGTTGTCATAGTCTAAAATGTCGATGTGCAATGCGATTTGATGCCCAGGCCGCGTTGATCCTCCAACGAGCGGGCCGCGTCCGTCACTGCCCACACGGGACAAGCGCGGCTCTAGGGCAGGCAGCCCGTATGCACCGCTCATCACTGTGACGTAGGCGCGGTAGTTCGTGCCATCATTTATGTTGTGGCCGTCAAATGTTTTTACAATCATTGCGCCCCCACAGAGCAGTAAAATTGCAATGACATAGCGCATCGTCCCTCCCTCATTACACAAATCCCGCCAGCGAGTTGATTAGCTCGCGTCCCTCGGCGCTCTCGGCGGTGATGTGAACATCGCCGTATATCTGAGGACCACCGCCCACAGGATTAGGAGCATTGCCCACACCACCCGCGCCCAATGCGCCGGAGAACCAAAACGCCTCTTTGACGCCCGGCTCGATTGCAAACAGCGCCGGACCGGTGATGATGCCTGAGCCGCCGTGTTGCATCGCCGTGGCCCCGCCCGCCGACGCTGGGCCACTGGGCATTGCGGGCATAGGAGGGATATCCCATTCGACATCGATTTTCCACGGCTGGCTCGTGACGCCCTCGATTGCATCTCGCGCCTCATCCACCGCCAACGCCATATCCCCCGCGCTGGTTGTTGCTCCATCAAATGCACCCGTCAACTCCCTAACGTTGACAGTGCCATCCTTTGCATCTTCCTGCAATTCCTGCAATTTCGCAATGTACTCATCCTCCGTGATGATTCCTCTGGCTAGTGCCTCGCCTAGCGCGTCCACTCCCTCCGACAACGCCCGGCCCTCTGCCGTCACCAAACCATATGCGTCTTGCACATCAATCACGGCGGTCTCGTACTCATCCGCCGTGATTCGCCCCTCATCCAATTGCCGCTTCAAATCCTGGATTGCTGCGCGCGCTAATCCCTGTGGCGTTGTATCGCTCAGCGTCTCCGCCAAATCCAACTGCGCTACCATATGCGCCTGCGCTGCCAATGCTGCATCCCGCTGCGCTGCCGCCAGCCGCTCCGCACTCGCCTGAGCTGCCTCGTGCCACGCCTCCGCCTCCTGCAACGCCGCATACTCTCGTTTTAGCGCCACCTCGTGCTCATCCGTGACAATCGTCCCCTCGCTCACCGCTTTGGCATAACTCAGCATTGCCTGGTCCGCGCTCTCTGCCGCTGGCGTCAATTCATCCGCCTGCGCCAGCGCCAAATCTAGCGCCGCCTGCTCCAACTCGCGCTCCGCCTCTGCCGCTGCCTCCGCCTCTTTCGCTGTCTCGGCCATTGCTAAAATGTTATCTTCCATCGCCGAAAATTGGCTTCGAATCGCCATAACATTCTCATACTGCGCTTCTGTCAATACTGGCACAATCGCTGCTGCGTCTGTCACGCTCAGATTATGTGTGGTGATTGCATCCACATACTCCGCATACGAGTCCGTGTTATTCACTACCGCTGTATTCATCGACGACAGCCCCTCTCCCAATACTTTTGCCATCGCCGCGTCTGCGCCAAACATCTCCCCCAGCGCCGTCCCTGTTACAATATTCTCATCAAATTTCTTTTTAGACCACTCCAATTCCTGTCCCACCTGCGCCAGCGCGTCCTCCAGGCTCATTCCGCTGTCCACCAAGCTCTGCACCTTGTTGTCCAAATTATCCGCCGCGTTTGTTGCGCCTTTTTGCGCTTTCTCTACCTCTACCAGCGTGTCGCCAAATTCCTTTGTTTTCACCGCCAACACCGCAATGCCCGCCGCCAGTAACCCTAGTTTGGCTGTAGACGCGACCCCCCTATTGGCCAGTTTGCCGATTCCGCTTGTCAATCCCCCAATCGCTTTCAACGCCGGCCCTGCCGCCGCCGCCAGCATTCCCAACTGGACAATGATTCCTTTGACGGGCGCAGGCAAATCACTAAACGCTCCGAGCAAATCCGTCACCACCCCCACCGCTTCCTTGGCAATGGGGAGTAATTCCTGCCCCAGCACGGCCAGCATGTCCTTGAATTCAGCGGCGGCGATACGCTGGCTATTCGCCAATCCGTCAGAGGTGCGGGCGAAATCGCCCTGCGCGGTCGCGGTCTGCTCCATAATAATGGCATAGCGCGCTTGTATTTTGGCCCCCTCGCTCAATTCGCCATTGGCGTCGGCGAGGCCCATCGACATCGCGCGGGCATCTACCTCGGCGGCCCTCAGCGCCACACCAAAACGCTTCAGCGGCTCGGCCTCGCCTGACAGGCCGGAGCGCAGGGCTAGAAGCGTCTCCTCCGGGCTGACATTGTTGAATGAGGCCATATCAGCGGCAAGCTCGACCATCGCCAGTGACATATCCCTCGCTTCTGGCGTGGTGAGGCCCATCGCGGTCAACAGATTGCCGAACGTGCCCGCCGCTTCCAGCGCCTCGCCTTTGGCAATGCCCAAACTCTCGGCGCTGGTTTCCGAAAATGCGATGACCTCATCGGCGGTGTCGCCGAACACGACACCGACTTTGGACATACTCTCCTCCAGGTCGCTGGCGGCGTCCACGGCAACAGTACCTAACCCAACCAGAGGCAGTGTTACGCCCAGGGTGAGTTTATTACCCATATCCGAGGCCTTTGCCCCGGCGCTTTGCAACTGGTCGCCAAATTTGCTGACCTTTTTCTCCGAGTTGTCGGCCTCATCGCCGATTCTGGAGAACATCTGGGTAACATTTTCCTCACCTGTCACCCGAATGAGAATTTCATTACGCGCCATTTTTCAGCCTCGCCTTTTGCCCATCACCCGGCGAATCCATTGCCAATCCGAACCGTCCATCCTGCGCCAGCCTTTTTGAGGGTCGGCATATTTCCGAAACGCGCTTGCAGCATTTGCCAGAACGTGCAAGCGCGCTAGGTCAAGAAAATCCAGACCCAGAGCACTAGCTCCCCACGTCTGCGCCATCCACAATATCTGTAATTCCGCTGGCGGCGGCTTCTTCTGGCAAATCGCTCGCATTGTTGCCACTAGAACTTTTGCGGTCAAGGCGCAATGCCTCCAACATTGCATTGCCTGGAGCCTCCGACAGCCAGCGAGATAGATACAGCCCCTCTGGCCCGATAGCCCGAAACGCCGCCGACCATTTGAATGAGGATGCGCCACGCCCTGGATGAGACACCGTTCCATTGCTACCCGTAATGTGCCAGGCGGTAGAATCGCGCTTGACAAATCCCAACCCGTCGTGGAGTTTGTATGTGCCCATCAGCAAATCGAATTCCGCCAGACCCCATTGGCTGGCGTCAAATTCTATCCAGTCGCCAGCGTGCCCATCCACATCGCACGCGATGCGGATGCGCGCTCGGTCAAGCTCTGCCATTTTTCCCTCTCGATCTAGTTTTATGTTATGCTACAGTCGATTTTGTGATTTTCGGCGTCTGTACGCTAAACACGATTAGGATGGGGTCGCCGCCTTCCACGTCGCCAACCGGCTCCGGGCAGTCGGTGATTTTCCCCGCATCGGTGGTGTACTGTTCATCGCCTGATGCGCCGCCGTTCGGACTCCAGCGCACATAATAATCAGCGCCGGACTCGTAGTAGGTACGAATTTCATCGTAGGGCGGCGTGGTCGTTTCGGTATACAGGATACTCACCCCGACCGTCACGGGCGCTCGCTTTCCTTTCGCTTGCACAGCGGTATCACCGTCGGCGGTGTAAGCCGTGCCGACATTGCGTGCCCCGCCAGAACGCGTAACCGCTCCGGCGAACCCGCTAATATCAGTCCAGGTTGAGTTGTCGGTGCTAACCTCGATTTTCGCATCGGTGAATGGAATTTGCTCAGTCGTTTGTGCCATTTTCTTCTACCTCCAGTTTTTTCGCGGTCCGCTTTTTTGGCCGCATTGCTGCTATTGCGCCTTTCGCCAACAGTTTGGTGATAGCGCCCTCATCCAGGTGAGACAGGTCTACCGTCTCGCCCGGCTCGATATATTCGCCCTTGACCATCAGACGTTTCAATGCTCTATAGCTCATCCTATTTTCCTCCAAAATATGGGTATTTTGTGACATTATCCGAACCCTTCCACGTCGGCAATGGTTGCCCAATAACTGTGCCCGGCAACCTCTACCACGTCAACCCGCACGGTCCAGGCCATACGGCCCTTGCACACTGTTTTGATGGCCGGGCGCAGAGCCGCCGAAAGGTTGTCCATCATATCGACGGCGGCGGCAAAATTGACGCTTTGCGTCTCTTGCGCTATTGGCTCGAGTGCCACGATCAACTGCGCGCGAAAGACAGGCCATCCCCCGTGTGTTCTCACCGTCAGCGGTCCCTCATCGCCCTCCGGCAATTGTACCCATTGCGCGGGGAGGTCCGCCGTGTTCAGTGAAAGCGGTGGTTCATCCAACAGCGTCGTTACGCCGCTGACAGCCAAATCGCCTAGGTTCGTTACAAAATCAGCGTATGTTGTCATCGAACCACCTTGACGTATGGAGCAAGTAGTTTTTCCACGTCGGCGGGTATCCCCTGAGGAATTGTGATAACACCCGCGTCCGGTATGGCCGTCGTGTCAAACACCTGGCTGTCTTTCTGGCGGTAGAGATAGGCCGCCCATCGCACGCACGCGTGTTTCACATCGTCCGGCGGGGTCGTGCTGTAGGCCCAACGCCCCACAATCTCTATGCCCGCCTCCGGGTCGCCGGTGTACGTCCAGTCATAATTGGATGATGATAGCATTTTTAGCGCGTGCCAGGGAGTTATGTTTCGAGGGACTGTGATGTAATGGGTGTTTTGTGTTAATGAATCAGCGTCACCGTCTGCATCTGTCGTTACTGACGTTACGGCACACAAATCCTCATCCAGATATAGCAGAGCGCCGTCCACATCAGCCACGGCGTCAAAATAGCGCGTGGTGTCTGCATCAGCCTCGAATTTGCGTGACGTGTATATCTCTACCCCCGCCTGCGCTCGGTCGATTAGGTCATCGATCAGGTCATCATCCCCAGCCTCGCTGATGCCTAGATATGTTTTCACGTCGGCATTTTCGCAGTATGCCATATCCTCACCGCCTCGAGGGGGGAGAGGTTTCCCCCTCCCCCCGGTCGTTACTAGGCTACAATTTCATCGACGGTCGTCAGGTCAAGCGCGCTGGCCGGGCGGCGGCGCGTGCAATCAGCGAGCGCAATCGCGCCGCAATCGCTCGTCGCCACTCCAACAGTCAGCACGCCACGGATGTAGCGCCCGCCAGCGGCTTTCACCTCAGCCGCCGTCACTTCGACAACGGCCTGCTTGTCGCTATCCGTCCCGGCCTCTGTTAGTTGGGTGATGCTCTTGCCGCTCAGGTCGGCGGCGTCACTCAGGTCGCTCGCGGCTCCCTCCTGGATTTTGAAATCGAGGGTCGCCGAGCTTCCTAACGCGCCCACCATCACGATGAACATCACTCGGTCGTGGTAGCGCATATCGATGATGTCACTGTTTTGCGCCCCAGCCGCGTAAGCATCCGGGTCGATGCAGGCCACCACCGCCAGTTTTTCACTCAATTGTGATTGTGCCATTTTTCTACCTCCATTTACTACTCGATTAGCCAGCCGCTACCGCGACGAACGGCGACACTGTGCGCGTGCCGTCTTGCAGCGTGATTGCTGAATTGATCCACGGCTGACCGTCCACGCGCTTGGTAACGCGCCAGGTTCCCTGGTCATTGGTGAATTTGAAATGCTCCGAAAACGCGATGCTCACGCCCGCGCGGTCGTAGATAACGTAGTAGCTGGGATCGACCAGGAGCACGTCGCCCGCCGTGTTGACCGCTGGCAATTTCTCGCTCACGTACATCGGTTTGCCGAGATAGGTCATCGGCAGACCAGCGCGCAGGTCGGTCAACCACGACAACGGATCACTCACCTGTGCAATCATTTTCTCGATCACATCGGGAGCCATATACCACGCGCCTTGATTCCAGGATTGCGGCAGGAACGACGCCAGCATTTTAGCGCCGTCAGCCAGAGCAAACGCCGAGGCCGCGCTGCGAGTGACGCTTTTCAGCGCCCCACACACCACGATTCCCAACGGTTGCCCTACTCCCGTGCCGCGCAGGAAGGCATAATCCTCGTGCCAAGCAATAGCATCGCCGAACAAGCGGGTCAATAGCTGGTCGAGGCTCTGCGCACTGTCGGCCCGCACCTCGTTGCTGGCGAGAGTGTAGCCGGCTAGTTTGTGAGCCGTCAGCGTAATCATTCTAAACGCTGGCTCAGTCTCGGTGATAGTGCCGGCCTCTTCCGTCCAGGCCATACTCACACCGCCCAGGAACGCGCTATCGCCCGCGCTCGGCGCGGTCTCGATGTCCAGCGCCGGGACTTCCAACTGCCGGCCCGAACCCGTCAGGACTGTAGCGCCACTGGCTCGAACGATACTGGACTCGCGGGCCGCCTCAAGCAGGCGATTTTCATATTCAGTCGGAACCAGATAGCCGCCTGTAGCTCCAGCGTCCTCTGCCAGAGCCGTCTTCGTTGCATCGAAATCCTCATCCAGGTTCGTTCGGACTGAGCCATAAGCGCCTTTCAGCCGTTTGCGATTGCCTACGCGCACAGCATAGAGGAAATCTCCAAAACTCTTGGCCGCTGTGCGGTCGGTTTCACTGTCAGGGCTGAGGTAGCCCGCATCCTTGACAGCGGGGCTACCTTTCAACAGGTCGAGAATCTCGGTCAGTTTGTCCGAGTGGTCCACCGCCTTGACTTCTGGCTCTGACGTTTGCTCAGATGCGGGTGGCGGCTTGCGCTCTGCCAAAATCTCTTTGATTTCGCCTAAAATTTGGGCCAGTTCATTTTCCATTTTGATAACCTCCAGGTTGTTTTTGGGTTGCATTTTCTTGGCGTCCTGCGCATTTTCCACCACACCCGGCGACGGTTCCCCGTCCTCTGCCGGTGTCTCTGAGAAAATATTTACAGGTTGCCACGCCTTCAACGGCATCGCCGTGTTTAGCGGCTCCGCCGGGTTAGGTGTCAAACTGGCGTCGAGGCCGAGGGGCCAGTGTTTTATCCATACTGCATTGCCGACTGGCTCACGCTCGATCAAATGCCCCGCCGTGCCGCTGGACCATCCCATTTTTCCCGCCTCGGCCATCTCGTAAACGGCGCGCTCGTACTCATCGCGCAACTCGAGTTGCGCCTCAATCCACACGCCAACGTCATCGCGCCCCAACTCAGCCGCGCCCAATTTGCGACGTTTCAACACCGGGTCCAGTCCGTGCTGATAATATACCGCTGATTTATTGTATTCGCCAAACTCCGTGTTTTTGGTGAAAAATTCTCCCTCGAGGTCTGGCGCGTCGGCTGTGCTGAAGCGAACCAGGTAGCCACCGACTTTCCCATCCCCCAGCACCTTGACGGTACTCCCGAAAAAGATAATTGTATCATTCATTGCTTTATCCTATCGCTTTTTCTATCTCAGTCTTCACAAATTCCACAATTTTCGGCCCCTCTTTTTCTACTGCGCCTTGAATTGTGAGCCAGCCCCGCGCTTTATGGAAGCCGGCTTGTTTGTCTTCATCCTGGACGTATGGCCCGTAGCTTACATTGTTGCCGATGACCCGGACCCAAGCTCCGCGCTTGACTATGCTCCAGCGACGCCCTAGCGTCTGACTGGTTTTTCGCCCGCCGACGCCGCCGCTCTTGCGCATCCATCGAGGTCCATAGCCCCGCTGATACCACCGACTCCCAGGCCCGCCCGGCCTGTTTGCGCTGGTCGCTGGGGGGTATGTAGCGACTGCGCCTTTGATATGAACAGCCCCAGCATCCAGCGCCGCCCGCGCCGGAGCTAACCCCTTCCCGCTCGCCATCCGGTCGAGTATTCGCAAAACCTCATCCAACCCCTCAACTTCTAGCTCGATCATTGCGCTACCTCTGGTAGCTCGTGATTGACCCAACAGCGGCAGCGGGGATGCGCAGGCGGGAAAATGCCGTCTGCGATGGGCTTTTTGTGGCGCGGTCCACAAATCGGACACACCAAATCGTCCCTGTTTGTCTGCCAAATTGGAATCATATCGATACCTTGTTTTGCAATCTCGCCGGCTATAGCCCGCTCGCCCTCGACGCTGGCCCGCGTCACCTCGGTCACGGCAATCATTTCCGCGCGCACTGGGCCGAACAGGTTGCCCAGTTTCTTTTCGAGGTCGCCAATGGTCAATCCCTGTTCAAAATATGCGCTGACCGCGCTCTGCAAGCCTGCTTGACTGGTCGCGTTCACTCCCGTGACAAGATTGAATCCATATGCCCTAGCCCAATCCACCGCCGCCCGGTTAATCAGCGCCCAATCGACGCCGATGGGTTGGGCGGTCAATAATACCCGCGCCTGTTCTAAAAAAATGTCTTCCAGTATCGGCAGCAACACCGCCGCCAATTCTTTCCCCGCCAACGTCCAGAAATCAGGCGTTACGTTATTCAGGTCCGGCGGGTCGCCCAACAATTCCAGCAATTTCCCCATCTGCGCCCGTTGCACTTTTCCGATCTTGCGAGCAAGCCGTCTCTCCAATTCATCACGGTTGGATACGTCTGACATTATGGATAGCCTACCCACACGTCATCGAAAACGGCATTCACGTCGGCGATAGTCCGAGCCGATTCCAGCGCACCTGCAATCGCGCCAGACAGCGCCCCGCTAACGTGCTCAGTATTGAAACGACGCGTCAGCCTGCCTTTTTCGCTCACCTGACGCAGCGCCCACCGCCGCCACGTTTTTAGCTCATCATCAGCCTCGTCATTGAGGGTATTTGGTGGTGGCGGTTGGGCCAACAGCGCCATCTCTTGGCGACGCCGGTCTTTTTCAGCCCACAGGCGGTCGAGTTCTCTCTGCTGCTCCGGCCCGACCTCATAGCCGAGGATACTCATTGCCACCCCAACAATCGGCCCTCTGTCGAGCACATTCACTAACTTTTCGAGAGACGCCGCTCGCTCGTTTTCGTCCTCCTGGAATATATCCAGCGTTTCCGGCTTGAATCGCAGACGATAACCCAGCGGGTCGAACACCTGTTCATTCAACACCCGCGCCACAAAATCACACTCTGGCACAATGGTTTTGTCGTAAAAGTGATAATCATCTGTCCGGCTAGTTGCAAAATTCGCCGCGTTCGAGAAAAGCACGCTATGCGGGATGCCTAGCGCCGTGGCAATCGCCTCGCGTTTTTCGTTACTGAACGCACCACCGTCGCCCGTCAGGCTCTCCAGCCCCTCGCCCACCGTCACCGGCTCAACCGCATCGGCGTTCACAATGTCTATCTGCCACGCCTTGCCGATGCCCGAAAACATCCGTTGCCACCACGTTTTCAATTTCTGCCGCTCGGCTTCCACCACGCGGCCTTTTGTGGTCAGCAACGTCGCTTTTATCGCGCCTCTGGCGAAAAACGCCTCAGCGAATTTGTCAATGTTGAGCATCACGCCCGCCGCCGCGCTGGCTGCCTTCGCCGGGCTGGATTGAGGACGGCCAATTTCTATAAACGGGTCGTAGCGCCAAAAATAAACAATGGAATCAGGTCCATACGTTCGTATGACTCTGTTTTCATTGCGCCGAAAAACAGGGTCGCCCGTCAGCGGGTCAATCTTTTCTGTAATCGATGAGGGCAGCAAATAGCGCAAGCCGCGTGTAACGTTGTAGGCATTATCCTGCTTGAATAGATAAGCATAGCCCCAGATGGTCAGCGCCGCCTCGACCAATCCAAATATAGCGCCCGGTCGCGGCAGAACGCCCGCCGCATTTTGGTAATCATCACTCGTGTCTATTTCATTCTCGCCACGGTAAATCGAAAACGGCATCCGCGCCACGGCATTAGCCCGCAAATCGATGCCCCGAAATAGCCACGGCACGTTTTGGTATAGCTCTTTCAGTCCCGCCGCGTCCTGACCACCGCCTGCCAGATAGGTCCAAGCATCCTCCGGCAGGTCATTCAGCGAAACTGATTTTATGAATGGCGCTCTCAGTATATCGCCCATATCACATCCGTTACCGGTTGCACACCGTAGCGCAGCGCGTCCAGTCGGTGAAATTTGTTCTTGTCTCGAATTTTTTCGGTCGGATTGCCGTCGAGGTCCAACTCCCGCGCATAGGTCCCAATTTCATCCAACAGACCTTTGCAGGTGTCGAACACGAATAGCCGCTTTTGTTTGAATAGCGAGATAACCCGGTCTATCCCCGGCTCGACCTCGTGAATTGTTGGCGCTTGCACATTCACACCGGCGTCCTGCCAGTCCCAGCGTTGCTGTTGTTCACTTTTCGCCCCGCCCGTCCAGGCAACGACATTCTCGCTCCTGGCAAGCTCCAGCGCCTCGGCGGCGTGCTCTCTGGTCGTCCTGTTCCCCGACAGCGATTCGCGGTAGACGACCAGCGTGTTATTGTCAGGATTCTCTGCAATCCACACAAGCGCCTGATTCACCGCGCCGGGGTCCAGGCCGACATAGCGCGGCCATTCAGGCGGAATGGGGAATGGCGCAATTTTATGAACATTATCATCGAAATCGCTGTAAATCATTCCTGCCGGGCGTGTAAAGTCACCGTCATAGAACATCCTGAATTTCCACGCGGGCAGCGCGTCGCGCATCCGGTCATATTCCGCTCTGGGGAAATCAGGATTCATTGTCGATTTAAATTGTATCACGTCTATGTCGCTATTGCCTGCCCGCCATTTGTCGAATATCTCAGATTTTAGCCAGCCGAGATTGTACGGCGTAGTCGTGCCCAGTGCACGACCTTGCGAGAGCGACAAGCGCCGTTGCACTGCCTCCCAGGATTCCAGCCTAAACGAATCCTGGCCGCACTCATCTAGCCACGCTGCCTTGACCGTCGCCGATTCCAGGCCTTCCGGAACGTGAGCGCTACGCAAAATCACCCGTGACTCGCCATCTGTAAAAATGCGGTCGCCCGAACGCCAACGCCAGCCTAAATAGGACCCGAACGCCAAACGCATTTCTGGCAACATTTTGAGTTTGAACAGGTCATACGTGGCCGTCACGGCCAAATAATCTCCAGGCCCGCGCGATTGTATCTCACGGTAGAGCCACCACGGCCCGAACGACGTTTTGCCGCCCTGCGTCCCGGCAATGACGAATGGAAAGCGTCGTTCACTGTTCCAGGCGCGTTTCTGCCCAGCGTGCAACGTCATCCTAACGCCCGATTTATTTTTCCGCCTCACTCTCTTGACTAGCGCCATTTTCTATCTCGATAAACTTAATCGGCCCGCCGTCCACGCCGGTATGCTCTATCACTGCGCGGGCCTTATATTTGCCTGGTCTGTGCGCCTTGAGCAAAAACATCAACAGCCGGTCACTATTTTTTTTGATTGCGCGTTTCCACGCCTCAGCCTCCAAAATATCACAAGCGTCTTCCAGCGCATCGTCCCACTCTTCCGCGAATGTTGACCATTTTTTGCGCCAGCGATAAGCATTGCGGCGCTTCACACCCGCCGCATTACACGCCGCTCGCACATTGCCGCTCGAACGCAGCCGGTCGAGAAACCGGTCCATCGCAGGCCGGTTCCTCGCGAGTGTGTCATTTGTGCTATCATTATTCTCGGCCATTATCCTAAAACTGTTGCACTTTGTATTGACTATTTCCAGTCATCCTACTACCCTGTCAGTTTTGCACTTCTTCTTTATCCCTAACAAGATAGATTCCCGGCAGGCTAATCAACGTCACCGCGCCTTTGACCAAAACATTGCTCACAAAAATAGACCACACGACGCTATCAGGCATTGCACCGTAAAACGCAATTGCACAAAACAGCGCCGAATCCAACGGCACGCTGACCGCATTGCTCACGAGAACAC